TGCATAAGCTCATTGGTGATCCTTTCGATTTCTGCGTGTGGAACATTTGTACCACGGACATTCGCGGGCTTAGCTTTGAAAGCCCTAACGTTATCGTCAAACCCGCCGTCAGGCACTTCCTCGGCGGGCGTCGTGGACAAGCCAGCGTCAATCAGGACCACGACATGCGCGAAAACCCCACGGCATGTGCGGCTTATGGCGCGAGTCTGAGCCATTGCTTTGCCAGCGTATTCGGCCCGATTCTTCCAAGTCGGGTTGCCTTTGCGGTCCTTTTCGTCAAAGCCAACGTAGCCTTCCCCGGTGGCGATGATCTCGCCATGAGAGTTCCGCAACACGCCTTTAGCCTTGTAGCCGATATGGTTGCCTTGATTGTCGTAAACCCGTTCAGCATCCTCGGCCCCAGCAAAGCAGCCGTGAGCCGTGGCGATGGACTCCCACCCCTCGACGCGGACGAACTTGCGCCCTTGAATCTCGCAGGCGGTCTTCAGGACGATCTCGCGGCAGATTCCAGCCACGTCTGTTGCCCGCCGCATAAGTGCCTGGGGACTGCGAGGTTCGTCCATCACGGACGGCATTGGCTCAATTCGTTGGAGTGCTTGGGTTTCGGTGTTCATAGGTCATTCTCCGATAATCAGTGATAACGCGCCTGCCTTGTAATACAGGAAACAGACAAGCACGATTGCAACGATAGTCGTCCACGCGCCTTTGTAACCACTCGGTTCCCTTGCAGGACGGCCATCAAAATCCTCTTTTAGCGTGCGAAATAGCGTTAACGCCACGAACGCCAAGAGAATGATCTGGCTGGCAAGTTTCATAGGTCTTCTCCGCATTCACGGCGTCGGGCTTCTTCCCAGCGCAATCGCTGATCCTCATACCAATACCGCCACCACGCCTCGTCTTCCTCGTCATCGCGGCGCTCGCGGCGATCTATGTCCGAAAGCCGGGTCCCGGGTGGCAAATCGTCGCGTCCTGGTAGAGCATTCATGTCACGCTTTAACCTATCGTTTTGAAGGCTTGCGCCTGTTTGTGTCTCCCATCGCAAACGCTAAAAGTGCGATGTTGAAGTGACAACGATTTGCAACGGTGATTTTGGCCTTAAAGCGTGACATTAGACTCCTGATTTTCGGCTTTTAGCTTGGCGCAGGCGATTCGCTTCTTTTTTCCGAGATTCAGCGCAACGATAGCAGAATCGTTTTCGTGGTTCCAAGCCATTCACGCCGCACTTCGGGCACACACGATCTGGTTGCGATGGGACGTTGGAAGCCCGCTTGTAATCGCGGATTGCCTCGTCAAATTCCTCGTGCTCTTTTGCGGTCTGAAGTCCCGGCCAGTTGGCGCGACCCATCGGCATGACGCATTCCTCAAAATAGGCGCAGCGCACGCCATTGGTTTCAAGCACGCATTTGGCTCGCGGCACGCATCGCGGAATCTTCGCGTCCCACGCCCGTGCTATCTCGAATCGGCGTTGTTCCTTGGTCAATTCGGCAGGAACTATTTCAATGAGTGCGCCCATGCACGCGCCATCTTGCCAGTTAGCGCAGTGAAGTTTTGCGAGTCCGTAAGGTGTCATGGCAGTCCATCCTTGACGGCATCGGCCATCACGTCGCGCCGGTCGCGCCAGTGGTCGGCGGGCAAATCATCCTTGCCGGGCAAATCATCGCCGCAGACGCAGGGCCGTTGCCAGCAGGCTTCGCAATAACCCAGTTCCAGCAGCATAATGACGTGGCGTTTGGTGGCGCTCATAGCCCGTTCAGCCAATAGAAGTAATCGACGAGCGGTTTGAATCCGCGCTCGTAGGTGTCCAGCCAATCGGTTTGAATGTCCACCTTGACTTCGCCGGGATTGGTCGTGCTGACGTAAAGGTTGGCTGTCTGAATGTTCGGGATGGGGCTGTCGATGCAGGCTACCGCTTTCGCATAACTGGCCGTCTGGAGCCGATGCTCGTGAAAACTGCCATATTTCGGCAGGTTTTTGCTGGTTTTCGTATCCCAAACCGTCGTCAAGCCGTTGCCTTGGGTGAGCGCATCGAGTTTGCCGGCGTAGCGGTCCCCGACCACAATGCGCTCTGTCTGTTGCACCTCGCCGGTCTTGAGGATCGCTTCGAGCGCAGGCTTTACGAACGCTTCCATGTCCACGGCAACACCATGACCAGCCAGCGCCAGCTCGATAGCAGCATGAATGCGCGTGCCCAAATCGCGGGCCGCTTGCGCTTCCTGGTCCTGCTGCTTTTCCTCATGCAACACCCGGTTCACGAACGCATCCAATTCCTCACCGGGATTGCGCGGTGTCGTGAGCACTGCCAATGCTGATTGCTCACAAAGCCAGTCCACCAACGCGGGCTTGTGTAGCACCTTGAGAATTGTGGTCGTGCTGGGCAACCAATCGTTCTCACGCGCATCACGGATTGTCACCGGACGCGGACGCCCGGTGGTCTTGCCGATAATCTCGTATCGAGGCGAACCATCGCGCCCGTACCAGTGGCTATCGAGTCGGCCTTGTGTTCGTGCGGCTGTAGTCACGCAATTTCTCCCGCCTTCTGCACGCGCAGATTGGCCGGCGCGTGGTTGTCAGTATCGCCGTCGAGATGATGCACAACCTCCACAACCGCCGCCTGTGCTTCCTGGTGCGGCTCGCCACCGCACACAACCCGCGTGCGCTCAATCTCGACGAACTCGCCGGTCTCGCTCTCGCTAACTTCCTTCTTCGGCACGCGCTCTTTATAATGCTCGACCCGACATGACGGCGGCAGGCCATTGCAATAGACCGTCACGCCGATGCCATCGGTCAGCTTGCCGGAAAGCACGGTGCGCGGCTTGTCCTCTGGCCAGATTGATTTGTCCCGCTTCTGAATGCCCAGCGCCCGGAATATCTCCTGAGCCTCGGCGTAGCTCTTAACGCCGTGAATGGCGATTTGGGTATCCGGATGATGTGCGTATCGGCGCACGTTCAACTCAACGCTGTGGCCGAATGGCAAAAGCGCGTCGAGTATCCTGGTGAGCGAGTTTAGCTTTGCTATGGTGTTCATGTCTGTCCTTTGGTTGGTCTGTTGTCTGTCTCCTGGCAAATGGCCGATTCAATCGCGTCCATGCGCTCATTGATCGCGGCCAAAATGTCGAGCAATCGGCTCGCGATTATCTCCGGGCTTTCCGTCGCGTCGAGCGGGAAGCATTGGATCATGTCGCGGATTTGTTGTGATCGTGCGTCCATAAATCAACTCTCACGGTCAAACCGCCTCAGCAAATCCGCGAGCCGGTTCCGCATCGCGGTATAAGCGCCCGCCTGCAACTCCGCGTTCAACGCGCGCAAATGCCCGACCACATCTCGCATCTCGGGCCGCTCCGCAAGCACGCCCTTGAGCATGTTGTTCTCGGCGCGGAGGTCCGTAATCGTTTCGGTATCTTCGGCCATGTATTTTTCCATCTCGTGAATCTGCCGCACCACATCGCTCTCGCCGTCCATGATTGGCCGCATGTTCACCGGGTTGCGAAGGTTGCTCATATCAATTGCCTTTCTCCGGCGCCAGCGCTGCGCCCATTGTTGCGCCTCGTCCGTCGAATCGAACACGCGCCAGATTCCATCCTTGCCGTGGCTCAGGAAACGCCTGTCTTCCAGTTCGACGCCATACCCGCGATAAGGTGGGGTTTTCCTGGCCACGGCGGTTAGCGCCCACGCCAGCTTTACTCCGATTGTTTTCATATCAATTGCCTTTCGCCGTGCGCGGGTCATTTGGCCAGAAGCCATGTCTGCCTGATCTTCCGATGCGACACGCGGCACTTGCCAGCTTTCTCCAGCGCCTTCCAAGTCGTTTGCCCCGCTTGCACAGCATAACAAGCGGCCTGATAGCATGGCGAACAAAGCCCTCGCGCCCGGATTCGGGCAGACGAGCAATCTGGATTAATGCACTTCGTTTCGGTTTTCATCTCGCGCTCAATTTGGCAGAATTTCAAACACACGTCAACAATTAATTTGACACAAACAAACAATCCTGTAAATTCCCCCCGTGGACGCGAACCCCACAGCACCAAAACAAATCTGCCGCGCGTCGCCCGCGTCTGGACTGCATCGCGGTCCAGGTTCGCCGCTGGCGGTGGCGCGGCTTTTTAGGAGAGAGAAGTTATGAGCAAAGCAACATTCCTTGAGACCAGGCGGCTCGTTCGCGATGCGGACGCATTATTTGAGCGAGCAGCGCGGGCGTGGGTTCGGGGCAACAATTCAGGCGACAATGACGTGATGCGCCGATGCAACAAACAATGCGACGATTACAGGAACAAGGCCGAAGCACTGCTAACGCCTTTAGGCATTGCCGTCGATTATCCCGGCCTTTATCCGTCGTTCACAGTCGGCGGGTTCGGCTATCATTCGACGGAAAGCGCGGTCTCGGCTGCGCTCGCAACCGAAGCCCTCGCTCAGAAAGGCCCGCTGTGAATGCTCCTACCGTCGATCTCAAGAAACATTTCATGGGCACTCCCGGCCCTTGGACGCATCAAACCCACAAGTTAGGCAATCCCGCGTTCTATAACGTGGAATTGGTTGTCTCGGAAGTCCGCGAACATCCAACGCCGGTTTGCGAGATGATCCAATCGACTGAGGCTTGGGCAAATGCCCGCCTCTGCGCTGCTGCGCCGGATTTGCTTAACGCTTGTCTTGCGCTGCTGACATTCATTCAAGCTCGAAACATCACTTGGCGCAGCGATGATCCATACGCCAAATCCGCCGTCGAAGCAGCGATTTCGGCAATTAACAAAGCAACCTGGCAAGCTATTGAATGAAAACGCTCGTCGCCTCAACACGACTCAAGCCTTCCGAGATTCGCAAACTCAATCGCATTGCGAAGCGTGAAGGAATGAAAAACCGAGATGAATTGATTGCCGAAGTATTGAGGCTTGTCATCAAAGTCCTGCGCTGACATGAAAGCCCACCAATGCCGCGAATCGGATGTTTGCTCATGCTCGCTCACCGCGCTCGAACCAAACGAGCGTTGCCCGATTCACGGGGCAGGCATTTTCCCGCCGCGTTGCGCTGAGTGCGGTCGTTTCCTGCCGTGGAAATGGCGAGAACGCGAGCCAGACACAATCACGGTCGAAGATAATGGCTCGCTTTGGTGATGATCGCTTGACCGAATCGGATTCGCCTCTTGACATCGCAAGCGCCGTGTGCGAAATGTAGCGCGTGCAAAGTCAGACCTGCATGAATCCAATCAACTCTTTGCCGCGCTCTATCGCGTCCCTTTGCTCTCAGCATCGGGGTCTGACCGCGATAGTTGCGCGGCTCTAAGGAAGTCCGTATGACCACAAGACAGCATCGCTTGGCCCGTATCGCCAAGCAACGCGCCGAAGCAGATCGCCGCGCTCAATTCAAATGCGAACCCAAAGTCTGCCAGCAACTCAAACGGCTCAAAGCCGGCGTCGAAATCCAAACTTGGGGAATTGCCAGCGATAACTCGCTTATCTTCGCCGGCGTGCATTTCGTTCCTGAAATCACGGCCCGCTGGCTCTATCGCCTCCTCACCAATTGGCAACGCTGGCGCAAGTGGTACGATTCACTCCCAGAAAACCGCAACCGCGATTATCCCGCAAAGCATGATCCGCGTGTCGCGTTCATCGGCGCTCACCCCATCGACGCGCCAAAAGCAATCCGCTGGCTCAAACAACCGCAAACCCCTGCCTGATCCTGCCATGAATGCTCAACACTCCAATCCAGACTTGGCGGCCTTGCTTAATCCCGCAATGCCCAAGCTCGAACCATTACATTTCACCGACCAGTTAGAATCTAACGGACAGGCGATTTATCTCGTCAGCGCAACCGATGGGGATGGACAACGGTTCCACGATGTCCGCTTTCATCCCCCAATCAGCGATTGGCAAACGGCGCATAACTACGCCCATTTGTTCGCTTGTGCTCCTGAGCTTCTTAAACATCGGGCAGCATTGCTCGCGGCTTGCAAGGCTGCTTTGGCGATATGCCCGCCTTTCGAGGAATTAAGCCCGCCAGCAACCGAAGTGCTCAACTTGTTGCTCGAAGCGATTGCCATATCCGAAGCCTAATCCCCGCCAACCCACACAAGCCCCGTGGCCTTCGCCTCGGGGCTTTTTTCACGCTCTGGCCTCATCAAGCGGACCTCTGACTCTAATCCCCCCGCTCGCTCCTCCCGCGTTTAGGGCATTCCTGCATTCACGCCGCTCCCTTGGACCCTTGCTCCCGCCCAAATCCTCGCCCAATCCCGTTTACATGCGCTCTTGACCCGCTCTGACCCTTGGTTTAAGCCTTTGGCATGGCTTCAGAGGCTTCCATAGCAGCTGCCACAGACCCGATTGATGGCAAAGTCCGCGGTAATGCCGGACGTATGCAAGCGTATCGCCTTCGCGAAGTTGCCTTCCGCTTCGCCCTCGACGTTGCCGGCGTCACAATCGCCAATCCCGACGAAGCCCTTTGCTCGCGCGCCCGTGACTTCGCTGCCTGCGTCAAAGCCTGGACCGATACCAACGTCCAGGCCCGCATCGCCAACGGCACGCCCTTACCCGGTTCACTGCGCCCGGAGCGCAAGCCCCGCACACCCAAGCGCCGCGCTCCCGTCGCACCGCTCGGACCCGCCAAGCCCAAGCCCGCGGTGCAGGACCACAGGACCACAGGACCACAGGACCACGGACCTGCGCCGGCGCCCGGTAGCACTGCGCCCTAGTCGCGAGTGCTGCGACCGGAGGAGCAACGCGCGCGGCTCGCTTGGCCTGGCCAGGAATTTCGCACTTGAGGACTCTCTTATTCTCTGGCCTCGTCTAGGCGGGGTGCCGGTGGGAGCCCCCTATTGGAATCGCGTTCGGTCGTTGGAGTCCCGCCTTTAGCTGGAACCCAATTTTTGGAATGAGCCAAGAGCATGGAGTTGCTGGAGACATTGTGAAAAGCAATCTGCCTCTGAGTCTGCTTCTGTCTCTGTCTCGGTGAAAATTAACGGTTTTTCCAGGAACTTTCCTTGACTTTTCCAGACTTTTTCCAGAACATGAGAGAAATCTTATGGCAAACAGTGGATTTACATTGTTGTGGAGCAGCATGTTGGATTCGAGCATATGGATGGAGGACGCGCCTACGAGAATCGTGTGGTTCACGCTGCTGATGATGAAGGACGACGATGGGATGGTAAAAACGAGCAGTCCGAAGGTGATTTCGCACAAGGCTCGGGTGAGCGAGGAGGAGGCGCGGAAGGCGTTGGAGAAGTTCTTGGCACCGGACGATGATTCGCACCTGAAGAACGACGCTGGTAGGAGGGTGAGACAGGTGGATGGAGGGTTGCAGATAATCAACCATGAAGCGTATCGGTTTTCGACTGAGGCGAAGCGGCTGTTTTGGCGTCAGCAAAAGGAGGAGAAGAAAGCGAAGCAAGCGCGGCAGATTGAACTGGCGAAGCAGGGCAGGCTGCGGGAGCCGCGGAAGAAGGCGAGCAAAGGGCCCCTGGGTGGCGAGCGGACATTCGACCAGCGTGTTGGAGACGGGGCAAGCCCGGAGGAATTGGACAAACTGACCGACCGAGAGAATTGACATGCAAGCCGAACTTTTCACGGTGGAACAGGTTCCCGACGCCTTTGACGGCCAGGAGGAATGGCGGACCGTGGTGGGGTTTATCCGCTACGAGGTGTCGAACATGGGTCGATTCCGGCGCAAGGCAACGGGCAGGATTCTAAAAGGTTGCAGGTCCGAGACCGGCTACTGGAATATCGGCATGATACGGGACGGCAAGCTGCACACGAAGCTGGCGCATAGGGTAGTGGCGCTGGCGTTTCTGGAAAGGCCGTCAGAGAAGCACACGCACGTCAACCACAAGAACAAAGACAGGCACGATTTCAGGGCGTCGAATCTGGAGTGGATGACGCCATCGGAGAACCAGACTCACGCACTGGCAGCGCCCTGAATTTTCATTGTTAACGTTACCAGAAATCGTGAGGGTTGCAGCATGGACGCCAGAGCGCGCGTCAGTCGGAGGCGGGGCTAGGGCGCTGTCGCGGGAGTTGGGGGTTCGGCGAGTGTTTCTTCATACGTGGCATCGAAGGTGCGCTTCATAAACTGCCCACAGATTTCGCAGCGCGGAGGATACGGCCAGCCGTGGACCGGGCAATCTTCATCCGGCTCCAGCGCCGTTAGCGAGCAACAGCACGTTCTGGATTCACGGCAGACGTGAAATGGCGCACTCATTGCTCCTCCCTGAGCCTCCGCACCGCCTCATCCGCCTCCGCTCTGGCCAGCGCCTCCTGCTCCGGCGTCGGCGTGGCGCTGCCGCAGAGAATTCCGATGCGCTCCTCTCGCCTGTAGCGCCATTCGGCAGCAAGCTCGTCTTTGGTCCAATGGAACGGGTTCATGCAAGGAATAAATCGTAAAGCCATTGGCGAAGCGAACGGCGTGGAGGTCTTGGAGGTTTTGGATGCCATTCACGCAACTCAGTGCCACAGTGGTCTGACCAACGCACAGCAAGCGAACAGTACGTGCTAAAGCGTGAGCAATGATCGCAGGCTGGAACAAGGTTGGATGGCTTGCGATGTATGCACGTTCCACAAGAACGCACTGGCGAATTAAGATAGGTCTGAGTCATCGCAACACGATGGTTATGGGCAAGAGCGACGGGTCGCGATGCGCGGCTTGCAGGCGGGCTTCGTGTATGACGCGAGAATAGCGGTATTCTCTATCTGGCATTTGCACCCGTCCGTACATCCAAACGATACCGCGCTTTCCGGTCTGTCGCTTGATGGCACGGTGAAGCAAGCATCCGCACGGCTTATCGTGATCCAATCCCCGCTTCCAATCCTTGCGAGTGATCGTTATGGTCATGGCACAGCCTCCAGGTTCTCCTCGAAGTATTTCTTGGCCACGAGCCATTGGTCAGCGTGGTTCTTGGGGTTTCTGGCGATGAAATCGCCTTCCTTCGGAGAGCCGTTAGCAACGTCCGGCGCTGAGATGCTGATACCCACCATGTCCTCTCCGGGCACGTATGGTCGCAATTCGCTCAGTCCTTTTCGTCGGTATTGCTTCCAGTTGTTCATGGCTTGGCGGAGGTTAGTTTCGGTGGTCATGGCACCAATTCTTCTACGAGGCTTGGCTTGGGTTTCAGTGCTTCTCGGGCGATGGCCTGGAACCAGTCGGCGCGTCCGGGGCCGTTGCTTTCCTTCGTGTAATTCTCCGAGATGATCTGAAGCCCAGCGCGCAACCTCTGGTTCTCCTGCGTGAGCGCGGTGGCGCGTCCCAGTGCCTCGGCAAACAGGGCTTTGAGTTGCTCGCGATCAGCCGTCATTGCCCGGCGCACGAATGATTCGGCGGTTGGCGCTTCTTGTGTCGCGTCGGTGCTCATTCAGTAGCCTTTGCTCGCGAGCTGGTCACAGAGTACGCGTGTCGAGATGCCATCCGATCAGGAACGTGACCCGCTTTCGTTGCCGCGAGTAAAACGCCGGACGCGGATCAATGATTCGCGCCAAAATCATCGGGTCGCCCTTAGCGCGTGAGTTGTCTGGCAGAATTCCGAACTCGTCGAAAATGTTCAGCGCCATCGCCCGCGAAGTCGCAGTCATGATCTGCGGCTTGGCCATGATGACCGGGAAATCAATTTCCTCGTTGATGCTGTCGGCGGTCCATTTCTCAACTGCGTTTCCTTTGCCATCGTCGTCAATGATTTTTTTCACAAACGGCGCTGGATTAACCCATTTACCTTCGCCTTCTGGCAGTGCTTTTGCTTCGACATCTGGAATCTGAGATTGGTAACTGACCAGATTCCACGGCACAGATTTCCGATCAGTCCGCACCGTGAACAATTGCAACGGCATGTTCGGAATGATCGTGTATCCAGCTTCGAGCGCGGAGAGCATCTTCGCGTAGAACTCGGCGCGCTTGCGGAACAGATCGGCGGCGCGTTTGAACGGGCCGCTTTTCCATTTATTCTTGATTGCGTGCTCAAGGTTTTCCTCACTCTCGGCCTGCTCGCGTTTCATCAGCGCGATCTTGCGCTTGCACCAGTCGATCAGCGCGTTTTGGCAGAGTTGGAATTCTTCAGGGATGATGGCGGTCAACTCGACGTTTCCGCCTTCGGTTTGCTGGACCGCTGGAAGTGTTTCAGTATCGCTCATAAAAAGATTTCGTCGCGTGGAAATCCGAGTAAGGGAATGCCTCATGGTGAGGCCGCGACGAAACCAAAATCTAATTCCGATACTCGAATTTCCGAGTCACGTTTCGCATAGGCCACGCGCCCCGTCAAGCGGAATCGCTCGCGTAGTTTCTGGCGTAAATCCCTTCCACGCTATCCGGCCCGCCGATGCCCTTCCGCACTTGGCGCAACTCGCCCTTGCGAACATACGAAGCGCACATGGCCCGCGCCTGCGCCATGCTCATCGCGCCCGCCGAAACTTTGTTCACGACCGCAGCAAGGTCTTGCGCCGAAAACGTGCGGCGATTCTTGGCCAGCCGGCGCAGGAGCGTCACGCGCCAGCCGCGCACGCGGGCGGTCTTGTGCCCAGTCGGGATTGTGCCGTGGTCGAGGGTCATGCGGCCTTCCTGCGCTTGAATTGCTTTTTCCAATCCGCGTAGCCCGGCGCCGGCGCGGTGCTCTTGAGCGACATGATCGGCTGCGCGTAGGCGTAGGTGCAAGGATAGGCGGGATTGAGCGCCAGCCTCGCCCGCAGATGCGGGAACGCCGGGAGTCGCCGCGTGATTTTCCGCTCGCGCGTCATGGGTCGTCGGACTTGGCGTGGTCTCGCGCCCAGACGCGCTGATACTCGCGCTGGATGTCGATCCATTCGGTGATCTGCCCGTATTGCGCGTAAAAGTTTCCAGCGCCGTCGTCGCAAGCCTTGGTGGTTTGATTGCCGTCGTTGCTCGGAACCGTGACAAAGATGCGGACCGATTCGCAATGCTCGGATAGAGCCGCGACATGCTTTTTAATCATGGCTTGGAGTTCTTCGGTGTTCATGGCTCGTCGTGCCGGTGCGAGCGGCCTACCCCGCTGGAGTCGCCGGAGGGGTCTCTGGGCGAGGTCGCGGCGTGCCAGTGGCCGCACTCACATTGCCATACCTTGCTCACATAGCAGCCAGGGCCATTGGCCGCAATAAACGCGAGCAGGTCTTTGAGCGTCGCCAGCGCCGGGAGATTCGTCTGGGTGCAGATCATTGGTCCGTGCTTCCACCGCGCCGATTCAAGAAACACGCCGTCGGTCATGGTGTCGCGGGGCCGGTGGTCATGGAAAATCTTTCATGGCGATGACGATTCCTCGGCAATATTTCTCGCCCTCTTCCATGATGTCGAACGTGGCGTGCGGCACTTCGGTTTTGTAGGTCCACGAATAGCCCTTTTCCTTGCACCATAACGCCTCGATAATCGCTGCCTTTGGTTCGCGTTTGAAATAATCCTTAAGCGCCTCGTCGTCGTCGCTGATGTTCTCTCGTTCTGGCAACAGTCCTTTTCGGTCCACCTTGAACTCGCCGCCATTGTAGCATCCAAATTCGTCATTGAAGGCACCGCGAAATTCAGCGTTATCATCGGAATAACCGAACACCACGAGCAATCCCGATTTCTCAGCTTGGCGAGTTTCTTCGGTCGTAATCTCATCGCCATATTCACGTCCATTGAGTTTTGCTGCGAGTTGTTCTTTAGTCATAACGCTCATTCCACCGCCCGTTTCAGTTCTTCGATGTATTCGCCAATCGGTCGCGCCTGCGACGGCTCCGGTGCGTCGGACCTACCCGTGGCCCGCAACGCCTGCGCTTTGCTCGCGGGATAAACCTTGATCCGCATGGTAGCCCGTATCGCTGCCGCTTCCTCCATCGTGTTCGCAATCGCTTCCTCGCTCCCGGCGATGTTCCGAATATACAGGCTTTCCTCGTGGCGCACGCCAGCCGCTATGCGCTTCATCCGGGCTTTGATTACCAGCTTCACGTCGTCGGGTGTCATGCCGCATTTGAGCGCCTCGAACCACCACCGCTCTTGAGGGAGTTGCATATTGAGTTCAAAGCCGCGTGCGTCACAGAACGCTTGGTGGATTGAGTTCACGTCGGAGTTGATGGAGTGCATGGTTGGTTCTGATTTGGTTGTGGAATAGGTGGATATTCATACCATGTTAATTGGCCAGTATTACGCATCTCAAATACGCTGCCGTCATTACATAAAACTACAGTGACATAATTGCATTGTGTTCCTGCGGTATTCTCTACCCCGGCCACGCTGATTGCCACAATTTGCCGGTCTTTTGGTTCGCTCATATCATGTTCATGCAAGTTGAAACCCCGGTGTAACCGCATTGCATCGTCCCTTGGCCATCTCAATGTAGTCGGGAGACAATTCTATGCCGATGGCACTTCGGCCAAGCTCCAAAGCAACGGCGGCTGTGGTGCCGCTACCAAGGAATGGATCCAGCACTGTTTTGCCGACAGGACAACCAGCCAGAATGCACGGCTTTATCAGATCAGGCGGATAGGTTGCGAAATGCGCGTCCGGGTAATTCGCCGGGGCCACCGTCCATACGTCGCGCTTGTTTCGCATTCCGGTGCATTGTTCGGATTTCTCCATCTGGTCCCAACGGTCGTTGAATCCGTCGTCCCGCCGGGAATGCCCGCGTTGCTTTTCGTTGCCATTGTTTTTGCCATCGAAGTTGACGGAATTTTTGTAACCTCCGGGACGAATGCCAGCGCGCTCCGTTGGATATGATTTCAAATCCTCATGCGCCCGCGCTTTCCTAGCTGCCGTACCAGTCCCGTCTAAGTCGTAAATGCACGGCTCTTTGATTGCCTCGTGATCGTACCAATACCGAGCGCATTTCGTCATCAGGAAGATGTATTCGTGCGAGCGCGTCGGGCGGTCGGTGACGGATTCCGGCATACAATTGGCCTTGGCCCAGATGATGTCAGAGCGCAGCCACCACCCGTCCTCCTGCAGCGCGAAGGCCACGCGCCACGGGATGCCGATTAGGTCTTTGGGTTTTAAGGTCGGATCAAGCAACCGATTTTTCGCGTGTTCGGCGCATTGGCCGGTTGCACCGGCATTGCTCGATTGCTTCGAGGAAATCGGAGACCCATTTCCGCGATTGTTCCCGCCACCAGCGTATGAATCACCAAGGTTCAACCAAACCGTCCCATCATCGCGCAAGACCCGTCGAACCTCTGCGAACACTTGCCGCATGGCCTCGACGTAGGCTTGTGGCGTTTCTTCCAGACCGATTTGCTTCGCGTGCCCGTAGTCCCGCAACCCCCAGTACGGCGGGCTGGTAACGCAACAATTCACCGAATCGGATGGCAACCGGCGCAGTTCGGTCAAGGCATCCCCGCATATCAGGGTTAAGCTCATGGTTCCTTTGGCAGTTTGGATCCCAGTGATGACGGTGTGAACCGCTGGCGCAGGCACTCGCGCAATTCCTCACATTGATCCTCAGTCAGAGCGACTGACATTGCCAGTTTGAATGATTCCAGGCGCTTAAACCGTTGCTCACCGGCCAGAGCAACAATCAAACCCATCTGATCCACCCACTTTTCCTTCCAATCTCGTTTCTTTAACATAGCCATTATCCACGCTTTTTATGCCTCGACATTGAGAATTCATGCCATTCCCTTCCTTCCAGCGTTTCTACAATCCACCGCTCATAAGGCAACTTGCTTTCTCGCCATGCCTCACGCGGAGGTCCGCTCTGCGGTTCAGGATGTTTGTGAATAGAAGCACGCGGGCCGGGGTCTTCGTACCATTCATCGCACGTTGGGCATTGCCTTAGCATTTCACGACACTTGAATTCTGGTTCAGACTTCATACGGACTGACCGGAGGCCAGACTGCACGCGCCTTGCCTTTAGGCATCTTGAAAGCACAAGCTGGAAACTCGCCAGGACCGTAATTATTTCCGCAGCTTGCCAGTGCGCGTCTTCGAGCAGACTTCATGTCGAGCGATTGATACCTTCAGGTTGACCGTATGGCCATCACTTCCGCCCTGTGATCGGGGAGCTTTCGCGTTACTACCGGATTTGCGTGCTGGTTATGCGCTTGTCATCCACGGCTCTCAGCCAGTCCGAGAGCTTTCCGGCACCTTTAACCTAGCGGTCTAAGCCGCTACGCGCAGTTGGAGATTCCTCGGGAAACATACCTCACGGCGTCCTTTTTCTTTCGGAGCACCGGAGATAACCAGATTCCGAACTTCGACACTGCTCAAAGAACCCTTCAGTGCATGATGCCATAAGGGGCCAGCACTTCAGGTCGGTGGAAAGAGACTCGTTCGCTAGAAAGTACCCGCGAGGAGTTTCCGGCTTTCGCCGGGACGAACGAGCCAAAGTCTCAGTCGGTCGCATTGCACACTCGCGGACGCTTTCTAAACATCCACCGAACGCGATGAAGCTAAATCCTGCGCTGTTCATTGTCAAATCTTTTCTTCCACCGAACCGACGCGCGCGGCGCAAGGGGTTTCTCGGGGAAAATCAGCGGCCCGGCGCATGTCGCGGGCAAAAGCCCGAGCCGGGGGCGCTAAAGGAGCCTCTGCCGGGAATTGAACCCGGTGCGGTACGTGCCCACGTCGCCGTAGCGTTGGTGTCGTCCAGACCGGCCCGTGATGGACCGCGCCGGAATCGAACCGGCTCGCATCAGAGGCAAAATCATTCGCCATCGGCGGCGTCCGCTACGATAGACCGAATCTACCGACGCCCGCGCTCACGAACTTGTCCGCGTTGGCGAAGCTCACGCACCCGACCAGCATGGGCCGCAGGCCGGTCAGCGTCGCTGGCCAACGCTCCGGTGGCCAGTCGCGCTCGACAGTACACCAGGCCACGGACACGCGCGTGCGGGTCAAAAGCAGCGCGTGGACGGCTCCGGTGATGTCGTGGTTGGTCATGAGATTCGTTTCCAGAGATATTCGTCGCGCCAAATGCCATCAGCGGAGCGCATTCGAGTGCAGACGCGCTCAAAAATACTCGATTCTCGTGGTTGGATACGAAATTCTATGAACCGAACTCCATGCGTTCCATTGGCGAATTCTGCTCCTTGCATTTTGCTCTCTGGCACCGCATCGCCAATCTCGCAATCCTGCCAGCGTTCGCGCATCGCATGGTCCCCGAGTCGGCCAATGACGCGGGCTTGTTGGTTCTCCATCCAAGCGTAGGCCATTTGGTCTGGCCCGTGCGCCAAATCCACACCCGCATACCGAACCATGCCAGTGTATCTCATAGATGGATTGTCACGAAATGACCGATTCGAGTTGTGTCTGCCGTAACCTTCCTTCATCTGAGTCGCGAGGTTTCGCGCGAACTCAAGGTCTTTGCACAGGTGGCAATCTACGACTGGCGTTTCTTCGCTCATGCTAAGGTTTTTCGCGGTTGCCCAGGCGATTCAGCCCGGCGAATGCGGGTTTGTAACACCGATGCTGCGACCAACGGGTTGAGATCAATCCATCAGTCTATTAGATTTACCATGTCGCATTGCCGCGAAAATTATTTCAGTCATTTGACCAAATAGGGCCAGTAGTACTGCCCAGCTTGGTCCATGATGGCGTGGGCATAGATGCATTCTTGGCTGTGCTTTCCGTGCCTTTCCGCGATGATGTTGAACCAGCCGAATTCGTAATCGTGCTTTCTCAGGACAATGATTGGCCGTCCGATGTCATCTCGAACGAGGCCACGTTTGTCGATCTTGATCGAGAGATGATGCAATTCGTGGTCCAGCAGCGCGGATTGAGCTTCGGCGGATGCACCTTCCCACCAATCGCCGTCGAGCGCGATTTCGGCGTCTCCGCGACCAAGCACGCGGTCCTTGAGCGGAATCTTTCGGGCAATTCCAAGCGCCTTCACGCCGTTTTTGCTCAAGGCGTTGTTGGTCGGATTGCCGTTATCATCCTTGTCGGAGAAGGCAAAAACGAAGTCGATCTTCACGCGGGCATCGAGCAGCGGTTTGTGGGTTTCGTATTCGACGAGGATGCCGTTGGCCATATCGGTTACGGCGACGGGGCATTTTTGGAATGTAGGCATTTTAGGTGTGGGTTAAGGTTTCTCCGAGCCATCTGTTCTCGTCACTGCAACACGAGGTAATCGCGCTGTCCTGGGCTAAAGGAAAATCAATGACGAGAACGGATGCGCCCAGAACGACGCGACTCTAAGAATTCTCTGGCAAAACGCAAGCATTATCGTATCGTGGATTTGCACGGATAGTTGTGCATCGGTCTCTTGTTACGCCGCTCGCGTGTAGAAAGCGCGAGCGGCTGTTTTCCTTGCGTCTCACCGAGCAATCTCTAAAATCGCAACGAGCGTCGGGACTCACCCCAACGCCCGTCACTGAACACAACGAAAGATGCTCGTCATGTCTGCCAAACTGAATCTCATCGGTCGGACTTTTGGAAGGTTATTCGTCACAGCCGAAGCTCCCACCCGCATAAATCCAAATGGAGATAAAGTGCGCCAAAGTTGGGTGCGCTGTTCATGCGGCAAGGAGCTTATAGCCCGTAACGGAGAATTGGTAAGCGGGCACACGATCTCTTGCGGTTGTGCGCGAATCAAACATGGGAAGTGTGGCTCTCGCGCCTATGTTGCATGGGATTCGATGGTTCAACGATGCTCGCACGCGCATCGCAAAGAGGCTAAAAATTATGTCATTCGAGGTATCCGGCTTTGTAGCGGCTTGCGCGAGTTCTCAGGTTTCTTTTCGGTGCTCGGGGAATGTCCTCCAAGGTTTGAAATCGACCGCTGGCCGAACAATGACGGGCACTACAGTTGCGGTAAATGCGAGGAATGTATTCGTGAAGGCTGGCCGCTTAATGTGCGTTGGGCAACACACAAGGAAAACAACAGGAACAAGCGCACGAATCGCGTATTTACGGTTTACGGAATGACGGGCTGCCTATCGGAGTTGGCTGAACATTTCGGTATAAAGCCCAACTCCGTATGTCAACGGTTGAAGGATGGCTGGACGGTCGAGCGTGCCTTTACTCAGCCGATTCGGAAGCCTTCTTCTTCGCAGCCTCCGCTTCCGCCGCAGCCTTCACCTTAATTCCTTTGACTTCGGCTGCGGTTTTCGAGTGTTGGGCGTGCGTCTCAACAACAGCGGCCATGCCAGTCTTGAACAGGTCTGCTTTTGTTTTTTCCAGGTCGTGACGCATCTTCATCTGTGCTTGCGCTTCCTTTGTCTTGAGTTTCTGAGCATCGGAGGCAGCCTTGGCTTCGAGTTTTTGTTGCGTGATCGCGGCTTGGCCTTGCAACTTCATCTGCACCTCTGGATCGAGATGCCCGTTCTGTTGCGCGGCCATTTCTTCTTGGCGCTGCGCAAAAGCCTTCACGCTATTGCCCAACTTGCCGAGGAAGTCGCCGTACTGTTTTACTCGTTGCGCCTCTGTTTCGTCCTGAGCAAGCAAAGCAATGTGTTGCTTCACATAAGCCGCTGCATTGGTCAAACCAATCACGTCTTGAGGTGTGCCGACGCCTCCGCTCTGCTCAATCTGTTGCACTTTCATGTCCATCATTCGAAGCAAAGTCTCGATGACTTCACGGTGCGAATCGCCTTCCTTCACGGGCATTGGTACTCCGGTCATTAACGTACCCCATGCGAGCGCCGCGTCGAAAACGGTATCGGTGATTAGGTCGGGTTTGATCGGCGCGAGCTGGTCCGCTTCCGCCGCGCTGTCCGTTACGGCGAGCACGAGCTTGTGCAGGGTGCGTTGCTGCGCGGTCGGCTCCATGAACTGTCGCACGCTCATTAGCTTGTCTGCCGCCGCAAGTTCGAGCTGCTTGGAACCGCCGCCCATGACGGTCTCGGATCGGATTTCCCAGCGTTCTACGTCCAAGTATTTCTCAGGAATACCGGCTTCCTTGCACCGCTTCTGGAACATCTTCGCGTCCTCATTGCGAGTTCCCTTCAAGCACAGGCGACGGCAAATCTCGCGGTACTCAAATTCCGCCTGGATATAGGCGTTGTTAAGCAGCGAACTGAGCAATGCGCTGGTCTGCGCTAGGAGCGCCTGCACCTCGAATTTCGTCCTCTCTTTTTCCGTGCCGCTGTCGATGTCCTGGGTGTAGCTCGACGCGCTCTCGCCCATATGCTGCTTGAGTTGCGCGAAAAGCATCTGACTCAGTTGCGGGTCGAACTGGTAACGCTGGTCGCGTGTGACAAAGCCGACGCCTTCGGGCAATAGGCCATAACGCAGTCCGAAGTGAATCTTGTCCACCGCAGCGCGGTCGGCTGGGTCTTGGACGCGCATGAGAAGAAGCATGTCCTCAAAGACTTTTCCGATGAAGCGACACAGGGCCATGTCCTGAATCTGGCACAAGTCAAAGAGCATCCACGCGAGCGACCGGACGCTGTGATAGAAAAATGGCGGCTTCACGTTGCCGTCGCCGAACTGACAATGCAGAATCTTGTCCAAATTATCAGCCACCGGCTTCTTGCTGTTATATACGAACGCGAGCGGTTCATTCGCCGTGCCGTAGGTCGCCGTCCAGTTCTCGTCAGGAATGATTTGTAGGTTCCATTCACCGGATTCTTCATCTCTGGAAAAAAAGTCCCATAGGTGAATCTTCGGCACTGCATCGCTCTGCCAGTAAGTCGCGTCTTGCTTGTAAAGCTCGGCCATTTTTTCCGGCGCATTGATCCAATCCCATTGCTGGTCGCTGACGGTCTTGCCCTTGATTGAATTGAGCATGTTTCGCACGACACCCTTGGCCCATCCGGGGTCGATGTTGTCGCCTTTCTTCAGCGTCTTGCTGTAAAGCTCCCAGTACGTCATCTGCCGACGCACCGCGAAATGGTTCATGTCCATTCGCACCAGCGTAACGGTCGGGACCAGCAAATCTTCGATGGCGATGAAGTACGGGCACCAGCAATCGTCGAACGGCGTCCACATCTTTGAGCCCACGCCGGTCAGCATCACACCCGCGCCTGTCTCACGCACGAGTTGGTAATAATCGCGGCTGCGTTTGAGCGGTCGGTTCGCCTCTTTCGTTATCTTTTGACTCCATTCCATCGACTTGTCCACTGGAGCGTCTTCCACCGTGACATGGAAGTACTGGGCGGTCTTGAGGAAGGCATTGCACCACTGGCGGTTTGCCTGCGCGAGAAGATTTGTGCCGGTTTTGGTGTTGAAATTGACCTCGATTTTATTTTCCCGCATCTGCTGGTCAGTGAGCGGAGCCTCCCCGTTCATCTGTTTTTGAATGAGAGCGCGATTCGGAGCGCGGTACTCGTCCGCGCGCTTCATATCATTTACAATTTCAGATACCTTGGCGGCGCTGGCACTCATATCATAGCCATCGGCTCGCGTTGTTTCTTTTGCCAATTCGGGTTGCCGCGTCGTTTGGGAGGTGCGGCAGGCGATTCGATCTTTGGCAATTCAGAAGATGTAGCCGCAAGTTCCTTCACCATTTCCGGTGTGATAACGGTGCGTTCCAATCCTTTTCCTGTCTCAGCAGCCAATGCTTCCTTGAAGCCCATTCGCACGCGCCAGAGCGCGAGGAAATCTTCGATGGCTTTGACGCGGTGGAACAGCACTGCGTCCTTTTTGATGAAGTCCACCGTAACCGCGTTCGGCGGGCTGGCTTCGGTGCGTTGCGGCACGAACAACGGCGGTGTGTTGTAATCCGGTCCCCAGTGTGAGTGAATTAGATTCGTGTGCTGCGCTCTCGGCACGAGGAATTCCGCCGCGATCATATCGTACGCCCGCACCGTGCTTTGGAACTGCGCCACGCCCATCTTCGCCGGCTTCACCGGCCCAGTGAATCGCGCATCTTTCCACAGCTCGCCTAAGCGAACGTATGCGTTCTGCGGATAAATCCCAATGGCTGAAAGATATTTCTTCGGCAAGCCTTCCGCCGCTGATTCGTTGTCCATCAGCGATCCCATGAATGGCTTCGGCGATTTCGAGTACTCGTCGGCCAGCATGTTCAGCCAGTCCGCACGCAAGGGGATAGAATCTGGCTCTAATAAAAGCCACGGCAGCTTGCAAAGCTCGTAAACTTGTCGGGCGACGGCGCGGAATGTGAGGTTCGCCGCCAATGGCCAGCCCTTGACGCCGACGTTTATGCTCATGGCGCGGACGTTGTGAAACGCCGGTCGCGCAATTTCCATCAGCGCTTTCACGCGCTCTTGCGGTATCTCGCTGTCTGCGCCGATCAACAGACTGTGGTCTCGGACGGGGCCGAGTTCCACGATCCATTTGACCAACGTTTCGGATTGTTCGATGTCGCCAGGGTGCGTGGGGAGAGTTACGAGGAGTGGTGTCATAGAGTGAGTAATTGTTGTCCAGTTAATGTTTTGAGCCATTCTGCAAGCGGTTTAGCGTTCTTACTACAATTGCAAGGTTCGCAGCAAACGCACAGATTTTCGACAGCATGAGCGCCCCCTTTTGAAAGTGGTATAATGTGGTCAAAGTGAAGCGCCCGAAACTTCGTTGTTGAAATCTTGGAATCGCAGTAATAGCAGAATGCAAACGGCTTGCTTTTCACTGACCGGACAAACTCACGTATACCCGTTAAATTAACGGTAGCTCCACGTTGCAGAGCGCGACGTTTTCGGTTTTTCAGAAAGATGCGCTCTCGGTGATTTTCGCGCCATCGCTTAGATAACTCGGCTCGTTTGGCTTTTGTAGTTTCGCTTGGTGTACCTTGTGGCGTTCTCTGATTAAAATATCCCGGATGTACTTTGCTCCAGTTCTTAAAATATCCGGGATGTGATGCTCGCCAAAGTTTGCCGTAATTGTGTTTGGTATCGTAATCCCGTTGATAGTCTGGATGAGCAGCACGCCATGCTTTTTGACGTGCTCTTTCTTTGGCGTTTGTCTTCATTGAAGCGGAGTCCTCAATTCGTTTTTTAACCAACACCACTCAGGCAAATCATTCAGGACTGCCTGTGATGTGCGCTCCGCAAGAATGTCGGGTTTGAGCCAAATTTTCAAGGAAATTACACAGTCACACACGCTGCAAACGTGAAGTTTTTCCTCGCCTTCAACGCGAAGTCGTTTTTCTGATTTCACTTGCATTTGCTCCGCGATGGTACGGACGAGTGATCCGGTGAGTTTTAGCAAACTGTGACCATCTTTATTGCGGTCGCACTTCAAACAGACGTTGGCGCGAGCTTGAGCGATTGGAATGTCCACCGATTCTGCTCCCGAACCCAACCATTCGACGAGCGTTTTAGCGCCGTCCACAAGATTTGCATTTTTTGACCGGTGGTCGAGTGCTGGTCGCACTGTGCTGGTCTTTTTTTTTATACACCACGCTGGGTCATTGTGCAGTCGAACGCAGGTGGCTTCCTCGATGTCGTGAAGTGCTTCTTTGGGCGTAGCTCTTGGAAGCCCGTTGCCGGCCCGGAAATCAGCGATGTTTCTTGCGAGTTCCCACACGAGACCCATCGACTTGAATTTCTTTGTCGGTTTGCCATCGACGGTCTGTTCAAATATCCACCCGCCCGGTGGAATTGTGGTCATTGTTCGCAGCGGCATACGGACGCCTTATCGCCCCGTTGCGTCCAAAGGTCAAGCCGCAGTCTTGAGACGCATGGACTGAATCAGCGCGTAATGCTTGGCGTTCAGGTCCGCGAGCCAGGATTTGCCGCCGCCTTCGGTGAACTTGTCCGCGCCGAGTTTTTGGATTTGCAACCCGCGCTGGCGAGCGCCTTCCACCGCCGTCGCCAGCCAATCGGCTTCGTCAGGCGAGCGCCCGAGGCGTTGCTTGGTTTTCTCCTTCGGCTCCACGTCGCGTTTGTTGTTGCCGACGTATCCCCATTCACGCATGTAAAACTCGTTGGCGACCGATTCTGGCAATTCACGCAACTGCTCGCTTTCAACCAGCCAACGCACCGCAAACCAGAATTCGCTCACGCGCTTTTGATATTCCTCGTCGCAACGCTTCAATCTGCGCTGATTCGTCGCGTCCACGATGTAAAGGTCCAGACGTACCGGCCTCGTTGATGGTCGTCCTCCAAATTCACAGGGAACGGGTATGACATTTCCGAACACGCGGGCAAAAGCTGCGCCCAAGGTGCCGCGTCCGGTTGAATCGTAGAAGATGTTCTCGACCGGAATAGCTTCGCGCAGACAATCATCGCGCACATGCTCCGCAATTTCATCCTCCGGCTCCGCGCCGCGCTTCATACCGATCTTGATGACGTGCGGCTTCTCCACGCGCACGATTTGATGTCCGTCTGGGTCTTCGCCGAATTCGATCCAGCCCCCGACGCATCGGTCCCCTCCGTACGCGGCATCTATGCTGTAGATTTTCGTGCGCTTCACGCCTTTCCACGTCGCTTTCTCGAAAGCCTTGTGGATCATGCAAAGCTGTTTGGTCAGCACGCGCTGCGAGTCCTCGCCGGGGCGCATAACACCCAAACACATCGCGCAAAATTCTTCGCTATGCGGACCATAGAAACGGAGCGTCGAATCAATGCGCTCTTGGTCGATCAGAAACGGGTAATGCTTGCCATTGCCATCGAAATTCGGCGAATCGGTGCCGACGAAGTTGATGCATTTTCCTTTGGCGTACTTCGTTGGCCAAATCGTCGTCTTGGTGATGTCGCGCACGCTTCCCCAGCCAAGCTCCGGTTCGCATGACTGGCCCATAGGCGAATGCTCCCCATTCACCGGATTTGCAATCGGGATAAAGAAAAATCGCTCGTTCTTATCCAGGTTAGACGTGGCGCGAAGATACGAAATATCCATGAGGCTGCATTCGTCAGCGACGAGGAACACCCACTTGTTTTTGATTCCGACGAACGGACCGATGCCAACCCAGTGCTCGCCTTTATAGCAGTTGTGAACGATTACGCCGTTGACCGAGTAGCTGGGGTGGCCTGTAACTTCGAGATTGTGTACTCGATAACCTCCGTCACTTTCGCTGTATCGTTCATCGCCTGCTTGTTCGAGAATCTCAACACGGTCCACCCAAGTTCCTTGAGGCGATTGTCCCGTTTCCTGTCCTTGGCGGCAACCTTCGGAATTCTGTGAACTCCGCCATCTATTTCCACGCCCAGTTTCAACTTCGGAAACGCAATGTCCACCTTGTAACCGTGCCTCCTTCCGTCGGCTTTGAGAAACCCGCTCCTGATATAATGATTCCACGTTGATTGCGGGAAAATTTTCCAAATCAACAATTCTTCTGGTGTCGGGACAATCCCCTTTCGATGGTGTCTCTTGGAAATCCATTTCAGCCTGCAAGACATACTGCAAAAACGACTTCTCGGTTTCTTCGGAGATTCCCTTATGGAGATGAAAGCCTTTCCGCATTTTTGACATGGCATCGTCTCCGGGCGATTGCGGCATTCCACCGAACAAAAATCTCGGTTGTAGTGTGTTGCTTCCATTTTGCGTCCACAATGTTTGCACGCCTTTGAGATTTTCTTGACGCATTCCTTGTGCTCCGCTGCCCATCGGCCCGCACATGACGTGCTGCAAAAACGATGAGTGTAAGCACTTTTCCCAAAAGTTCGCCACGGCAGAAAAGATTCTCCGCATTGAACGCAATTTTGTTCCGGCAAATGAATGGCGCAAGTTTCTGAGCAGTATTTTCGGTTTGGATAACCTTGTCCTAAATCTCCCCCGCAAGAGGCGCATCGTTTCATACGCCGAGAATACCCTATCGGAAGTCCGCAAGTCACGTACTTTCATCCATCCTCGTTGCGTAAAAAACGGATGTTCCTCTGTGCAATCTATCGTCCGGCCGTCCGACAAGTGAACTCGGAATGCTCGGTCAACCATTCTTGTGTGCGTCTCGGTAATGGTTCCGATGCCAGCGGCATTGAAAACCTTGTCTCCAACGCGCAGGGTTTCGATGGACTTTGGGCCGCTCGGAGTGTCAACTAAAGTGCCCGGCAAAAAACACGCAATTCCTATCACGCCGTTCCTGAAATCCCGCGTTTCGCCGTCTTCGCTTCGGTCGGTGATAATGCAGCGTTTGTAATCTAGCGGCACACCTGGCAGTTCTTCCCATCGCGCCTTGGCTTGTTTGTGGAGCTTCTTCACTTCTCCGAGAATGCCGAGGTCGAGCTTTTGCACCGTGGTCGTCGTCAGCAGGATTGTCGTTTCTTCCGGGTAAACAAAGTAATGCGACAGCACGAATTTGCTCGCGTAATACGTCTTGCCGCTGCTGCCGGGGCCGAGCAGGCCGACCATGCCGCGCTTGCGGAATTCCATGCAATCCGTGAATTCTTTCAGCGCGAGGTCGCTCCACTTGTTATGCTCGTCACTTTCCCAGATTATCGAATGCAATGCTCTAAAGTGCTGAAATAAATTCTTCCCTTGTCGTATCATAAATCGCTCCACGTCGAGGTCTGTCGCATACGCAGGCCACTCCATGTCGTATTTCCAAAATGATTGGGAAGCCATTGACGGACGCTACGCGAAGGCGCAATCTGAGACAACACCCGAACAGCGGGATTGAGAAAGGCTCTTATGCTCGGAATCGTCGATTGCTGCCAACCAAGTTGTTGCTCCGAAGAAGTCGTCCAAAATATTCCGGGGCCTCCGGGCGAAGATGGAGCACCGGGAGCTGCGGGCGAAAACGGAGTCAGCGCCTTCAGCTTCACCACCGACGATTTCGTAATCCCACCTGCTGATGGAGCCACGCCCGTCACGGTTGAAGTCGAGAACACGTCATGGATGGCCGTAGGCGAGCCGCTATTCATGCCCGACGGATTATTCTTCCTCGTCACCGCCATCGTGGATAGCACGCACGTCAGCGTCGTTTACCCCGACTGGGAGGCCAACGTCAATGCAGGCAACACCATCTCTGCTGGCACAATCGTGACCCCATCGGGGTGGCAACCAGCAGTGACCACACTCCCGGCCATAGCGCCAGTTTCCAAGTACGGTGTCGGAGCGCCATACGTCATCGACCAGACAGACATCACGCTCGATGCTGCTGAAATCAACTTTGGAACCAGCGGCACGCAACGCATTACGCTGACAACAGCGGGCACTTGGCTCTTACAAGCGCGTGCTCGCATTGATTATACGGGCGCGACATTCGCGGCCGTACGCAACGTGAGCTTTTTACTCAATCGCCAGAACAACACTCCGGGCACCATTACCAACACCCCCAACGGTTTCAAAACGGAGATAATCACAACGCTGACTTACACCGCGCTCATCGTTGTGTGGCCGGTGGTCGCTTACACGACGGCGTTGACTACTGACATCATTCGTATGATGGCCGCGATTGATGTTCCGCCAACGGCGGGATTCTTGCACGTTGTCGAAGCGGAAATAATCGCGACTTATCTCCATGCTTAAGATGAATTGCCATGAACGAACTTCCGGGATTTCCACTTGATGTGTTCTATGATGAGACGCCAGAGGAAAAAGAACGGCGACTCGATTTGCAAGTACAGTGGATGAAATTCCATGTACAATTTCGACACGGATTTTACATGGACCCAGAAATTGGCGTGTCCTGCAATACGAAAGAAGGAGTTCTTCACTGCTACAAAAAGCCTAAGAATCGGGTTATTCCATTAAATGGCTGATAAGCCCCACTACCTCTACGATAGCATCGGCCCGCTGATCGACGGGATGAACAGCGGCGTTCTCCCATCGCAGCTCCAGCGCACTCAGGCGGCTTACCTCACCAACACGAGCGTACGAGGAGGATATGCTTCGCCTCGCGCACCGAATCGCCGGCTCACACTGGATTATGGCGGCGACGGTGTGTTGGCTTCGCGTCAACAGGACGGTCGATTCCAAGGCAGCGCGTACTATCGAAGTGATTCCGGCATCGGTTCAATCATCGCATCCATCGGCGGTCGGCTGTTCCAGTTCACGCCAGGAGCGAGGACAGCTTCGGTGCGCGAAATCACCATCGCACACAACACCATCGTTGACGTGGGATTCGCGGTGCCAGCCATCGGCGCGACGGTGACGATCACGGTGCTCTCGACCGTAAACCTCGGCGCAAACTTCGAGATTCGCGTAGGCAATCACAACTACATTATTGTCTCCGTGGACTCGCCAACTGTCCTGACTGTCGAAAACATCGACGATCCCGGCCCGCTCGTCGCCGCTGGTGCAGTGCTGACGTTCTGGGACGTGAACCCGGCATCGCGCACGCAAGCGTGGCTCTGGCAAGCTGAGAAATGGATGATTATTAACGACGGCCAATCGGTGCCGATCTTTTTTGACGGTGCCACGTCCCGGCGTTCGGTGCTCGTCGGTGCGAATCCTGAATTGCCAATCGCACGCATGGGCACGTATTGGCTTGGACGTGTGTGGCAGGCCGGACCAGATGGCGTCACATTCCTTGCTGGCGACGCGGTTGGAGGTGCTTCAGGTACGCTTGCTGAGGAATTTCGAGATGCCGTCCTGCATATCAGCGAAAATCTTTATCTGGCGAGCAACAAGCGGTTCCGGGTTCCCGGCAGTGTTGGCGAAATCACCGCCATTCGCGGCGTGCCGACGCTCGACGCTTCACTTGGCCAAGGGCCGGTGCAAATTCTCACTCCTGAAATCGTTTTCTCGTGCAATGCGCCGACCACGACCGCTGACTGGGCGACTGTCACAAATCCAATCGTGACCGTATCGCAGGTCGAGAGCGGAGGTTTGTCACAATATAGCACTGTCGTTGCTAAAGGTGATTTGTGGTATCGCGGCACGGTCGGCATTTGGTCGCTCATCCTTGGTCGGCGAGATTTCGCAACGTGGGGCAACGTGCCCATGAGCCGCGAAGTCTCCGATGTGCTCAAAAAGGACGATACAGCTTTGCTCCAATATTCCAGCGCAGTTGTGTTCGACAATCGTTTGTTGATGACTGTATCTCCTGTGTTCACCCAACACGGTGTCTTGCATCGCGGCTGGGTCGCACTCAACTTTGATCTGATCAGCTCGCTTCGAGGCAAAGCGCCGACAGTGTGGGAGAGCGTGGGGACTGGCATCAGCGTTCTGCAATTCGTCAAAGGCCGATTCAACGACGTGGAGCGGTGCTTCGCGTTCGTCCTGAACGCCGCGCAGGAGATTGAGTTTTGGGAAATTCTTAATAGCGAAACCGATGTCATCGAGGACAATGACCAGACGCCGATCATTTGGTCGATTGAGACTGCTGCGTTGGATTTCCGTAACGCTGACCAAAATCGGTTAGGATTGAACCGGCTCGAAGATGGCGAAGGCTACTTTTACGACGTGAAAGGGCGTGTGGACGTGACAGTGTATTGGCGAGCAGACGAATATCCGTGTTGGAATTTATGGACGCGGTTCTCGCTCTGTGCCGCACTCGCATCATGTGGAATTGATCCGCTCACCGGATGCAGCAGAATCAACAATGTGCCGCCGCAGATTCGAGACCCCATAGGCTTCGGAAAACCTGAAGGTAGTTGCGATGAAATCAACGACCGACCGCTGACGGATGGAAAACGCATTCAATTCCGGTTTGTGATTCAGGGGCATATGAAATATTTCGGTTCGAGGTTTATGTCCAGTATTGTACCGGAACCGAAATTCGCGAAGCCACTTTGCACTTTGCAGGAGGATGTGTCGTGAGCTTGCCAGTGTCAGTGATTTGTGAACCGCCAGTGGAATGCTGTCCAGTTCCAGCGCCTCCATTCTACACTCAGGGTTTGACATTTTTGTCGGCGCAGACGGGTTTCATCTTAAACTGCCCACAAGGATTTTCGTGCGATGCGGGCGCATACCCCCATAATGTGATTATTCCCGACGGCGCGATTCCTTATACGCCGCCAACGGGCGGTAATCCCCTGAGATTCGTTTGCTGCGATGGCGTCGAGCTGGTGCGTTATCTTCCGACTAACTTCACTCAGGCGCAATTTAACGCTGCTGCTCAAGAAATCGCCGATACCGCCGCCGAACACTTGGCGCTATGTGAAGCGCAGGCTTACAACGCGCAGAACGCCCGCCAGAACCAGAATTGCACAATCTCAACGCCCGGCACATTGCCCGAGGCGTTCTCTGGCACCGAGTATTCTCAGACCTTGCAACAGTCCGGTGCGCTCGCGCCAGTCGTGTGGACGGTGGTTGGCGGTGCGTTGCCTAGAGGACTGAGCCTGTCCGCTGATGGCGTCATCTCCGGTATGCCGATGGTGTCGGGTCTGTTCACGTTCGTCGCGCAGGCCACTGGCGCACTCAACCCCGCCACGCAGACGCGACTTATTTGCAAGCGCGTGTTCCGAATCACCGTGAGCGCCGATGTGCCGTGCGATCTTGGCGTCACCGATAATACGAGCTTCGGTGATCGTGGCGTAAACACCTTCGATGGCACTTCAGATAATCAATGGAACGGGTTGATCCTTGGCACTTACACCGTGCAATACATCAGTGGTGCGGTGCAAAAGCAGTCGGTGCCGCTCTTTCCCGATCCACCGTTCTTGGAATGGATCGTCAATCCTCAAGGCATTGGGGAAGGCGTGGATAGCAATGCCCGTATCGTTCACAACACTAGCACGCGCGAAGAACTTCCGTTTGATTGCGACTGCGTTACCATCGGATGCGGGTTTTCGACACTTGCCGCCGCCGAAGCCGCCTTCGACAAGACGCCCATACAGTTTCAGAGCTTCGGCGCGACCATCACTGTGGATGTGCGAAACACATGCACCTTCGTTGACTTCGTGCCCGTGACTTGGCGACTGACGCGCATCCGAAAATCCGCACTGAATTATCAGGCGATGCAGCTTCGGATTGTCAATCTCGCATCCTTGCTTGGTAGCCTGGCGCCGTTCTCCGGTTGCACCGCTGGCTCTGGCACCGTTTGGGACGGCACCTTTCCCGCGTTCGAGCCGAACCTGAATTACGTCAATTACGAGTGGCGCGTCACGAGCGGATTTGCGCCGTTCCAACTCAATGGCGCACTCCTCGACACGCCCGCCGCCTGCAAGGTTTACCACGACACCGCTGGCCAAGCCACGCCGACTGGCTGTGCGTGGATTCTCGCCGTTACCTACCAACACCCCGTCGAAGGCAACGTCGTTTCGTGGGTTGGTCTCGGCGGGGCCGGATACGCGCCGCAAGGAACCTTCGTTTTTTCGTCCGATGTCGTGGGCTGGACGATGTTCGGCAAGAAAACCGCGTGGCGGGTTGCCACCACCGCTGCACTGCCAGCCAATACCCGCGTCTTGAACGTGCTCACGGCAAATGCTGTTGGTGCTTTGCCCGCTATTGACGGAATCGCGCTCTCCGTCGCTGACCGAGTGTTAGTCAAGAACGAGGGGTTTGGTGAGAACAACGGCAGCTACGTCGTGACATCGCTTGGTTCTGGCGGGACGCCGTGGGTGCTCACGCGCTCGACCGATTTGGATACGAGCGCCGAGATGTTGCGCGGCATCTTCGCCATTGTCACTGATGGCAACACAAATGCCGGATTGCACTTCCGCCTCGTCACCAACGGTGTCATCACGCTCAATGTCACGCCGCTCTCGTTCACGGCGATTGCGACCACGATTGATGTTGAGTTGTTCTGACCGATAGCTTTTCGCTATTGCTAATCGCGCAGAATAGGCGCATTGGTTGTGCGATGCCCACCGACGACATCATTTTACGCACCGAAGTTTCGCCGTTCCCACCTGGATTTTGCCCAGCAAACAATCAAGAGTTGGCAAACGCCATCGCCGAGAGCATCGAAGTATTTCTGCCGAACGAGTTCGCGTTCGCAATCATGGGGCCGAATCAGCCGACGGTTGAGCAGCGCGGGCGCATCTGGGCGAAGACTGACGCGAGCACTGGCGTCATCGTGGGATTCTTTACGTGGAATCTGGTCGTGGGGGCATGGACAAAAAACCACTGGAATGGAGGTGTTGTGCCGACTTACGAGCGACGAATCTTCGTCGGCACGCTTACGCAGCTCGAAACATACGATGGCGGCGAGGCGGGTACGGTTTCGCAATCGACCGGCCCGTTCTGGCAACGCGATACCGCTTTCTCCGATTTGTGGCCACTCGGCGTCGGAACGCTCATCGCCGCGCCGCTTGGCACGCTCGCCGTATTCGACGATGCCACGCCCGGTGTGCCGAATGCAATCGGAGTCTATTTCATCAAGCCCACGACGCGCCTGTGGGATCGTGCTATATGACTTGGGGTGAATTCAAAGAAACGCAGGCATCAGACGTTGCGGGCGTGTGCTCAAACAAAGTCACGTTCAAGGCGTGGACGAACGAGGCCGTGCAACGGCTCATGGTACGTGGTGGGTTTTGGGGAACCGTGAAAAAGTTCGCTGCGTGCGTGAGATGTAACACCATAACTTGGCCCCGCTACGTTGAAACTCCGCTGGCCGTGAATCTGTGCGGACGCCAAATGGTCGTCAGCGATTATTGGTGGCCTTTCCTCCCAATGAATGGTGCCGACTACCAGTGCGCTGCATCGCGCTGCGGTAATGTCGTCATCCAAAATGACGGCACCGTTCCAGTCCAAGCTCAGTTGCGTTGTGGGGCGGAGCGATACATTCGAGCTTTTCCCGCTTATCAAGCTGACGTGGGAAAAACCATCACGATTTACGGCATCGACGCGAACGGACAGACCATAATGACCAAACGTGATGACGGCACTTGGCAGGAAGGCGTCGTTTTGACTTTGGCAATTCCGTTCGTTGGCACGCCGTTTCTCGTGCGACACATTTCGAGGGTGTTAAAAGACGCCACAATGGGTCCGGTCAGACTTTATGCCTATGACCCAGTGGCTGACGTGATGGAAGATTGCGCGTACTACACGCCCAGCGAGCGCAGTCCGTCTTTCATGCACTCGACGATTCGAGGATTGCGCCAAAGCGGAAACTGCAACGGCCTCACGAGCCTTGAGGCGCTGGTGAAACTTCGGTTCATTGCAGTCGAAACGGACGAAGACCAAATGCTCATCGATAATTGGGTTGCGATTAAGCTGATGATTCTTGCGATACGAGATGAGAACTCGGGCGACAACGCAAGTGCCGAAGTATTTCAGCAGAAAGCGGTGCGAGAATTAAACCGAGAAATTAGGTCTCACATTCCCGAAGACCAGATTCCCGTCAGCATTGAAGTCTTCGGCACCGCAACACCCCGCTCGCTGGGCGTCGGTTGTATCACATAGCTATGCCACGATCATCCTCAAGCCGCACCGGAACATTTGATTTCACGCCGGGACCATTTGTCGGAGGCACGCCGCCGTTTGGTCCGAACACGTCAGCACCGCGCACCGGGCAGGGGCCTTGGGGCTTAATTCCAGGCCCTATCGGCTTGCCATCGATTTATCAGGACGTGGCCGGCGCATTCCCGATGCTTCAGCAAAACCTCGGCGCGTTATCGTCGAACATCGGCAGCGAACTCGCGGGCGAACTCGACCCGGAAACCATTGCAATGCTCCAGAACACCGCCGCGCAGTTCGGCATCGGTGCAGGCGTCCCGCTCAGCCCGTTCGTGGGTGCCAAGGGGCTGCGCCAGCTCGGGCTAACAGCCGAGGCGCAGAAATCCAAGGGCGCGGCTGACCTTCTTGCCGCGTTGCCGACGGTGGCGAAGACGCTGACGGTATCGCCTGAGACGCAGCTTGAAGTCGCTAATCGCAACGCGACACTCGCGGCTGCGCCTGACCCGCAGGCGGCGGCACGCGAAGCAGAGCGATTGTTCAACGCGTACTTGGCCAAGGTGCAGCGCACTGGCGGCGGTGGCGTGAGTTTTGGCGGTGGCGGTGGTGGCGGTGCTCCGCGCAATCTCAATGCGCCGGGCAACTTCAACGCTGGCCCGTGGGCACCGTTCTCAGGAGAGAGCGTATGGGGCAACGTGCCTGTCACGCCATATTATGCGGGCACCGGCATCAATTGGGGCACGCAAGGCGGTGCGCCACGCGATGTGTGGTCCAGCACACGCGGCGGTTTCCCCGGACCTGAAGGCGGTTCTGTTGCGACTCCCGGAGGCGGTGGGTTCACTGATTGGCTATCGGACCCATTCATCGGTGGTGGCGGTGGAATGTTCGGCATCGGTCCCGGAAATACAAATAGTACAAATTATTGGAATGATTGGTTTAATTGGGATAATGAGGCGCAGCAACAGCCGGTCTATCCAGAATTTCCTGAGTGGGATTTATGATCGAATTGAAATGTCAGCATTGTGGGATGACTTTTTTTCGACGGCAACGAACTGACAACGGTAAGCCAAAGCGATTTTGTTCTCACGCTTGTTACTCGTCTCATAACGTGGGCGAAAATCGTGCCGGGTTCAAAGGGGAATCTGCTAAAGGCTATCTTGTTACTCGTGATGTGGGAAATCCACGCGCACAGCGCAATCACGTTGGAATTCATATTGTAGTAGCTGAACGCGCCTTGGGCCATTACCTGCCAGCCAAGGCTGAGGTGCATCATGTGGATGGCAACAAGCACAATAACCGCAACGACAACTTGGTGATCTGTGAAAATGGAAAATATCATAAGCTGCTACACGCTCGAAAGCGGCACTTAGACGATGTGGGTAGCTTTTCCATTAAGCGATGCTCGAACTGCAAGTCGGTAAAACCGTTGCAGGATTTTCATAAAACCAGAGCGAATTGGGACGGCCTTACTGGACAGTGCAAACAGTGTAATTGTGCTAGGCAGCGCGCCTATAAACGAACGCATGGCCGCAATTGATTCTTTACCTCCGTGGATCGCAGGCATCACGCCGAACCTGTTCTCGCAGGCGCTTGAGGCTGGCGCACGCACTGGCCTCGCGCTGACGGACCAGAGCATCCGGGCGCAAGCGTTGGCCCAAGCGCAGGCCCAGCGACAGGCGGAAGCGCAGGAACGCGCTGAACGTGCGGCAGAGCGCCAACGCGAGTTCGAGGAAACACGGTTGCTCAACGTGCAGAAGATCGCGCAGGACGCCGCGCAGTTGCAGCAACTACAAAAGCACCAGACGGCGCAGGAAGCGAATCAGGCAGCGCAGGAATCTAGGTTGCTGGATTATCAGCAAGGTTTGCTTGGAGCGCGACAGAAGGAATTGGAACTCGAAGGCAGACCAGCGACTGTGGTGGATTTTGGGCCGGGAGTTGGGAAAGGCGTGGTGCTTGGTAAAAGCCTTCATTTCCCGCCAGCATCAGCCACAGGGCTACAGCACAAACTTGGCGAACTTATTCCTGTGCCCGATCCGATCACCGGAGAATCACTTGGATTCGTGGTGGCCACAGGTCCGAACACCGGACACTTCCAGAAGGCCGAAGGAATCACACTGACGGCACCGCAACAGGTGCAAGTCGAACGCGCTCGAATGAGTGTCATCAACGCCGAATTGGAGAATGTGGATCGACTTGGAATGAAAGAGGACGAACAGAAGCAATTCATTCAGTCGCGCATGGAAGCCCTTCAGGACGTGAACAGCAAGTTGCTTGACCTGTCGAAAGGCCGTCCACGTCTCGGAGGAAAGAAAACATTAACCCGTGAGCAGGCGATGGACTTCTTTCAAAAGGCTGGTGGCGACAAAGACAAGGCTCGACAGATGGCTCGTGATGCAGGTTTTGATTTCTGAGTTATGCCCGATGTGTTCGATGACATCGCTGAAAAAGCTGACATTTTTGACACACTCGATTCGGAAACGAAAGAGGGTCGTCGCTTGTTGGAAAGTGAAGCATCACGTCTTTCGCGTGATCCTCTAGGCAGTTCGCTGATTCCTTCGTTGCTGTTGCCTCCTGAAGCGCGTGGCTCTTTGGAGAACGTGCTTCGCAAACTTCCGCTGGGCGCAAGCGGTGACGAAGCATTGCGCGAATCCAGAATCAAAGGCATCTCGTCGGCTGGTCGCGCCATTGAGGAAGGTGTTCGCAGTGCTGGATTGCCAGAGAATTTGCCGCTTGTGCCAATCGCGGCTAATCCAATCGCTGGTCGCCTGATGGCGCTTTATTTTGGCGCAGGCGCTTTAGGCAGCGGTGCAGGTGAGGCATCCGTTGGATTCGAGCGCGGAGAACCCGAGACGGCGGGACACGGCACAGGCACTGCATTGCTTGGTACTGGCTTGTTGCGACAAGGCTTACGCCAACCTGTGGCTCCTCCAATAAAGCCAGCGCCTAAACCACCAGCACCTCCAGTTGCTCCGATTGTTGAACGTGCTCCAATAGTATCAGCTAATTTGCCAGCACCGGAGACCTTGGTTCAGGAGCCTTCAGGAATGCGCGTTGTTCCAGCCGAGCAACCGAAACCAGCGCCACAAGGCGGTATTCCGGCCAATGCTGAGATGCTGGAAACGCTGCCAAAGCCGACCGTCGAGGAACTTGCCGTCAACGAACTGACTCGCAGCGCCGAAGGCGAGATGGCACGCCTCGTCTCTGAAGAAGGAAAAGCGGTCGAGCGCACCGGAGAAGCGTTGCCGAAGCCAGCAGAGCAAGGTCCGATTCCAACAGGCAATGCGCCAGCGCCAGAAACAGTGGGAAGTACTTTTGAAGTGAAAGGAGGGGCAACAAGAGAATGGGGGTGGCCAGAATATCGAATTACGCCGAACGCAGAATTGGGTGCGCTTCTACCAGAAATAGCTGAGAAAGTCAGAGTGATTAAATCAGCGCCACGTGAACCTTCCGGCCTTCGCATGGCCGTCGAGGACGCCGTTGCCGAAGCCAAGGGCGGATTGGCCACCGCTGAACCGACGCTGGACTTGTTGCCCGCTGCCAAAGTCGAAGAACTTGCCATCAACGAGCTTTTGCGCCAAGGCATCGAACGTGGTTCCGCTACGCAGTTCGTCGAGTCGTTGGGCGATGCTATCAGGCGTGTGAAGGATTATCCGCGTGCGGCTGCTGAGAAAATCGCGCAACAGATTGCCGAAGGCGTGAAGGCGATGGTGCATCCAGACAAACCGCTCACGGCGAATCAGGTCAAGATCACGTATGACGCACTGACAAAGGCCATCACAGAGAACCGCCTGAGTGGTGCGGAGCGCCGTCCGATTGCCGACGAGATGAAACTTTACGGTGTGGCTGACGCTGTTGCCGACATACGGAAGCAGTTGGGTTTATCAGAGAAAGAGGCCCTCGACATGCTTGCGGAACCGGATTTGCCTGGGAAGCGACGCGTTTTGGAAGATGCGTTGCGACGACGCAACATTCAGACACGCAAACAAGAAGCTGGTCCTCATACTGAAGCCGTAGAAGCCGCGATTGATGATGCGCTCAACGAAATGATAGAGCGCACCGAAGCATTTAGCGATGCAGCGGAAGTGCTTCAACAATCTCGAAAACAGGGTCTGATTTCTGGAAGCGGTCTTGAGAAATGGGCCGATGCCACGATCAAGGAAGGGCGCGGGCGCGTGAGCGTCGGCCTCGACCCGGTGCAACTCGCCGCTTACATCGTCAAAGGCGCGGCGTTGCTGGAACGCGGCATCACTGACATTGCCAAGTGGACGGCGGAAATGGTCAAGGAATACGGACCACAGATACGGCCGTACTTGAAAAATATCCGAGCACAAGCCGAGCAAACCCGAGAGGCAATCTTCCGAGCCTCGCAGGGCGCGGCATCACCGCAAAGTCAACCCGCTAATGTTGGTGGAACGCCAGCAGTGCCGACGCAAACAACCGGAACCAGACCAACCGCATCGCAAAGCAGATTTCGCACGGCAATGTCGAATCTTTGGGAAGACATCAAGGCGACCAATCAACGGCGTCCGGTCAAGCGCGATATGTCGCAACTGGCCGATGCGATGATTGACACGATTCCGGCCAATAAAGGGCGCGAGGCTGGACGCGAATTGCGCGTGCTCACGCAGGACAAACGCAGCGGTAAACTGGTCGATAATGCACTCGCTCGTAAAGCCGCCGTGTTCGTCATTCAAGCCAAAGGCAATCGCGCAAAGCTGGACGCTGACTTGGCTAAGGTTGAAGGCAATCCTGACGCAGAAGCCGCCATTCGTTACGCGCAAGATAATTGGGATGACCTGCAACCGTTGGCGCAACGCACACGATTGTTGCTGGATGAACAAATGTCGTATGAAGGTTCCAATGGAATAGATGTGGCGTATGAGAATCATTACGTGCCCCAACGCCACGAAAACATTCTGACTGACCGTGGCGTGTTGTTCGGTGAAGTTGGCGGAAAACCGGGCAGCACTGGATTCAAGAAGGCAAAGGTGTTCCCCGATTATGCTAGCGCCATCGAAGCCGGGTATAAACCAAAGAATCTCGACATCGCAGACCTCGTTGAACATCGCGTTCGCACGGGGCAACGACTTGTGAATCGCAAGCTCTGGGCTGAAGGATTCAAAGGTATTGCAGACCCGTATTCCGGTGATCCGATAATGACGGATTTGGTTTCGCGGCGTATTGAACGTCCAGACGGCACCGTGGATACACAATTCTCAGCGCCTCAAGGTTACGTTCCGAAGGAAATCATTCCCGGCGTTCGTATCGCCGTGCGCCAAGGATACTCGCATTTGTTCGATGCGTTGACTGGCACGAGTCAGCTTCGCGAGTCCGCCGTTGGTCGCGCTGGCATCGCAGCATCGGGATTTATCAAACACCGATTGCTGTTACTCGACAGCTTCCATGCCAGTCGAACAATGCAGACTAGCTTGGCCGCTCGCGGAAGTTTTTCTTACGATAAAGGATTGAGCCTTTTGGAATTGTCCGACCGCGCTTTGACAGATGCGGTAGATCGTAACCTCATCACGCCTGAAATGGCGTCATGGGTTCGTGAGCCGCAAGCCTTGGAAGTGAATGGTAAAACGGTACAGATGACGCCGCGCGAACTGGCGCAGCTTGGCCAGCGCAACGGATTGAACGTAGGGCGATTCGCTGACGCGCTCTACACCGAAGCAAAAGGACTATTGGGCACAGGTCGATTCACGAAATGGTTGTTCGAGAAACTGACTCGCGGGGCGATGGTCGAGACGTTCTTGACTGAATTCGAGCGCGTGGCCAAGTCCAATCCGAATCTGAACGAAACTCAAGTTGCGCGGCAAGTGGCTCGTGACATCAATGTGTTGTTCGGAAATCTTCAACGCCAAAGCATCATCAAGAATCCGGCGATACGCGATTTGATGCAGATGGCATTTCTGGCTCCGCAATGGGTTGAATCGCTGGCCCGACGCGAACTCCGTGCCGTGGGTCAAACCGGGAAAACCATCGCCGACGTTGCAGCCGGAAAAGGATTACACGTTGGCACCGTGGCCAAGACAGTAGGCACCGGACTCGCCGCTTACGTGGCGCTGACACAGTTACTCAATTACTTGTCTCGCGGCCATTCGACGTTGGATAACGAGGAAGGCAATCACAAGCTCGACGCTTTCATTCCTGATCCGACTGGTAAGAGCCAAGGATTTTGGTTCTCGCCGTTGTCTGTGTTCGGAGAAATCACGCATGACCTGATTCGTTATTCGCATACAGAGCCGACGGCAGGCGATGTTGCGGAACGAATCGTTTCCAACAAGCTCGGTCCGGTGGGTCGCGCTCTAGAAATACTGCGAACCGGCGAAGACGCCATTGGCACGAAACTGCCGACCACATGGGATCGCGCTCAAGAGGCTGGTCTTCAACTCGTGCCTGCGCCCATTGGCGTTCAGCCAGCATTCAGGGCAATCGGCAAGGAACTTGGCGTTCCTGGTATTAGACAACCACGCCCAGGCGAACTTGTGCGGCAAGCCGCAGGATCGTTGGGATTCAAGATTGAGCCTTACAAAACGAATGAAGAACGTGTAAAACGTGCTCGCGAAATCAATACTTACATCGAATACTGGATCAAGCGTGCTCGCCAGATGCCGATTAACGACCGTCGCCGCTACATCGAAACCGAAATGCAACGACTCAAGATGTCGCCCGCCGAACGGAATAAAACCAAGCGCGAGGTTGGCGAAGCTGGCGTTTACAAATACAAATGACCTATGCCATCGACCAGTAAGAAAATGGCCGGTTTCATGGCCGTCTGCGCGTACAATCCTTCTAAGGCCCGGAAGAAATGCCCGCCGCGCAACGTCTCGAAGGAATTCGCCCGCGCTGATGCGGCCCGCGCAAAACGTAACAGCAAATACTGATGATCGCCCTGCAAGCCACTGAACTGTTTCGTCAGGATGAGGCGCTGTCCCGCACTTGGCGCGATGAAGTCCGCAAGCGAACCTTCCACGAAGCCGCTGTTTTTTCGCTGGCGAAGATGGCGATGGACGGCGCGAACGCCGATCAACTGGCTGGCGCGAAGAAGTTCCTGCAAATCTTTATGAATTGCGCCGAGCCGGTCGAAGCGATAAGCGTTGCGAGTCCGCCGCGCCTCGATTACGACGTTGAACGCAAGATCGCCGAACGCAACATGAAGAAAGATTGACCTATGCCCGTCGCCGCCGCACCTCCCGCACCCGTCGCCGCCGCACCCGCTCCTGCGCCAGCGATAGCACCAGTCACGCCAGCACCGAAGCCAGCCCCGCAAGCACCCGCTCCGAGGCCCGCGCCAGTCCCTGCGCCCGGTCGCGCCGGAGAGCGCAGCAACTTCTTCGAGGACGAGGACGCTTTACCTGCCGCCGTGGACGCAGACCCGACGCCCGCGCCGGAGAAGAAAGACGACGATGACGCACCTCTCAAAGACGACGCACCGCCTGCGAAAGCCGACGACAAGGAACCTGCCGCGCCCAAGCCCGGCGACGACCCGCCCGAGCCGGTGTTCCGAACGAATCGCGAACTCAAGAAGGCGTATGAATCGACGAAAAAGGAGAACAAGCAACTTGCTGCTCGCGCTCAGGAGCTTGAGGCTCGAATCGCTGAGCTTGATGGAATTGCTTCAACTGCTAAATCGGATACTGGACCTCTCGCTGAACAACTCGCCGCCGCAAACAAGCGCATCGAAGAATACGAAGGTCGATTGCGTCTCAAGGCGTACGAGGAAAGCGACGAGTTCAAGACGAAGCATCTCGCTCCATTCAAGCGCACGGAAGCACGCGCTTTCAATGATGTGCGCCAGTTGGAATACATCGAAGGCGTTGACGAAGACACTCAGCAACCGCGCACGCGCCCGGCGACCGTCGAGGACTTCATAGAAATCTACAATCTTCCAGCGGGCAAAGCGTACGGCGCGGCTAAGCGAGCCTTCGGTGATTCCTTTCAACTCGTGATGAACCATTATCACGACCTACATCGCCAGCAGGAGGACATGAAGGAGGCCATCGCCGAGTATCGCAACCGTGGCGCGGAGGAAGAAAAGAAGACACAAGCCCACACCGCGCAGGAACGCGAAGCCGCCGACCGTATGTGGCGCATCGCAAACCAAGAGACGCAGGCGAAATACTACCGCGACTTGGGCATTGACCCGGACGACGCGGAGATGAAAGAGACGCTGGCCAAGGGTTATGGTCCGGTTCAGAAGCTATTTTCTGGCAACGGCAACATGACGCTCGCGGAGAAGGTTGGATTACAAGCAAGCGTGCTGCACCGGGCCGCGCTATTCGGCGTCACGCGAAAACAACTGCTCGCGGCAAAGGCCGAACTCGCCGCCGCTCTAAAAGATGTCGAGGAATTGCGCGGTAGCAAGCCGGGTAAGCCGAAGCCGAAGTCAGATGCTGTGCCTGTGGGCGACTACAAAGACCTCGCTGAAGAAATGGCCGCGTATCCGATGGAGAGTTGATTATGCCAGAGGGAATTGGTTGGTTCAGTTCGCAGAATCGAGTTCGCGCTGAAAACATCGTACGCGACGGTGCGCCGAAGCGTCAAATCGTGGTCGAAATTGAGGTACCAGAGATGGATGAATCGCGCGAAAAACTCGCCATGCGTCGAGCCATGATAGCTGCCGATCGCGCCATCGGTGAAGTGCAAGGTTTACCACAGGAACAAGCGGAGCGTGAATGGCAGACATTTTTGGATGAAAGTAAACGCTTCGGAGTACGCTTCATTCCAACAGTACCGTCGTAATGCGTCTTCACATTTTCAGCATCGTCTTGGATGCCCTACCGTTCCTGCCGATGCAGTTCGCGAATTACAATCGCCTTCCATCAACCGTCGATTGGCACTGGTCGATTTGCGAAGGAGCGGCGATGAACGTGAATTGCACGAAATGGTGCCGTCAGCAACGCCCTCGACTGAGCAATGATGGAACGACGGAGTTCCTGAACGAGTTGCGCCATCATCCTCGAATCACAATCCATCAGCGAGCGAAGTGGATGGGAAAAGTAGATATGGTTCGCACCTGCCTGTCAGATTTCAGGCAACCGGGAATTGTCCTCGAAGCAGACGGAGACGAAATCTGGTTGCCGCATCAGCTTGAAATGTTGATTGAGGTATTCAAGCAATGGCCTGGACTTGGTTCGGCACACTTCTTTTGCCGTTACTTCGTCGGACCAAACATCATCATCACCAGCGAGCACAGCTACGGCAACCGGCCAACGGAATGGGCGCGTTGCTGGCGTTGGACGCCGGAGTTGCGAGTCATGTCACATGAACCGCCGATAATGAGTGGCGTGTCGGGAGAATGCGCCACCCGAGAAACTACCCGGAAAGCTGGTCTCGTATTTGACCATTTTTCTTATTCGCTCGAATCGCAGTTGCGTTATAAACAAGAATTTTACGGCTATCACGATGCCGTAAGTCACTGGCGACGGTTGCAAGCGAACAAGATGTGGCCAGTGAAAGAGCTGCGAGATTTTCTTCCCTGGGTTGATGCAGGCGTCACTGCCGATTTGCTGTGGAGATAAAACTTTTCCTGATTTTAGGCAGGACCGGGGACATCCTTGGTGCTCTGCCCATCGTTCAGCACGAGATTGCCAGCGGACGCCGCGCTTGCGTTATGGTGAGCCGAGAATATGCCGACGTGTTGGATGGCGTTTCCGTTGATCGCATCATGTGGGACCGCGACTGGCGGCAGGTGCGCGCGGCTTATGAGAGTGTCCGGTCAAGTTGGCCGAGTATTGTTGTCCTTCAGCAATACAGCACTGATGGCTGGCCGCAATATCACGCCACCGACAGTTTCATCAAAGAGATGTACCGCATCGCGGGCAAGCTGCCGCTGTTTCCGTTGCCACTGAAGTTCGACAGGCGCGATCCGCAGCGCGAATCGCATTGGATTGCTGGATTGCCAATGGACAAACCCATCGTCCTTCTGGCAACATGCGGATTCTCCAGCCCATTCCCGCAATGTGAAGAATTGCGAAAGATGATTCACGACTTAAATGACGCGCATGTGGTGGACTTAGACGCCATTCGAGCCGAGCGTATTTATGATCTACTGCCGCTGTTTGAGCGTGCCGCGTGCCTAGTCACAGTTGACAGCGCCATGCTGCACTCGGCACAAGCAACGCCGCGATTGCCCGTCATCGCTTTGATTGCCTCGAATCCCTCGGCATGGCACGGTTCACCTGCTTATGCGGGACAACGATTGCGTGTCAGATATTCAGACTTCGACAGGCGCAAAGGCGACATCATCCAGACGATTGGTGCATTGCTGGAATCAGCGACAGCGTTGGGGCCACGACAAGCGACGGCATGACGTTGCCGCCGCGAGTTGGGCGCGGGAATATCGCACTGGCCGTTGGATGGCGCTTCCCATTACGGAGATTCAGCTAAGGCGAACCGCCAAGAACACGCTGCACGATCCCCGCGCATTGCCGTACTTCCGAGACCTACTTGCGATTGCTCTAAAACGCGCCACCGAAAACGATTTGATCGTGTTTACTAACGATGATGTGGTGCTCGCTACGGGTTTAACCGAGACGCTTTGCCAAGTCGAACATGCTGCCTGGGCGAGCCGCCATGAGTTTGTTCGCTTACCGGAATCGCCTTGTTGCCTGGATATTATCGTTGGGCGGAAGCATCCAGGGGCCGATCTTTTCGCCTTCACTCCTGAATGGTGGGCGATTCACGGAGATGCCATGCCTGATATGGTGCTTGGTGCTCCTGAGTGGGATATGGTTTTGCGCCTGCTCATGCAAAGCACAACGGGCGTCGAGCTTCACGCTGCTATTGCACACGAGGAACATCGCAGCTATTGGTTGAGCCATACAGAAGACCCGTCAACGCTGCACAATCGACGACTCGCTCACGCATGGCTGGCCGAGCGCGAGTTAAGATGGGATTGAAATGAGTTACCCGCAAAATCCACCGCACTGGACCGGCGTTCGCGGCTTCTTCGATTTCGAGGATGTTTACGCAATGCTCGTCGAGCGGGCGCACGATGGCGATACGCTAGTCGAGATTGGCTGCTTCCTCGGGCGCAGTGCGTGTTGCTTCGGCGAACTCATTAGGGCCAGCGGTAAGCGCCTCACGTTGCTCGCCATTGATCCGTGGCCGTACACGATGGACTTCGGAAACAGCGACATCATTGAGGGGCTGTTCGAGAGCTTCTATGCTAACGTGCGCCAATCAAATCTGACAAAAATCATCGTGCCATTGCGGTGCGAATCCGTGCGGGCTGCGTCATTCGTCGCGAACGACCTGTCTGCTGTGTTCATCGACGGCGACCATGCTTACGAATCCTGCCGTGATGACATCGCGTCATGGCTACCAAAGGTGCGTCCGGGCGGCATTCTCGCCGGCCACGATTTCAACGACAAAGATTTCCCAGGCGTGGTAAAAGCTGCTCGCGAGGCGTTTGGTGAATCGCTCCGTGTCATGGGCCAAAGCTGGATTTACGACAAACCATGATCCGTGTCTGGGCATGGACAACGAGCTGGTGGAACAACGCCGAGGACGCCGCCAAGATGGGCGACGGATTGTTCGGCTTGCGTGCGTGGCATGAGCGCGTCACCAAATTCCTCGCACCGACGCACTGTTTTGTTGCCTGCGGCACTTGGTCTGAACCATCGCTTTCTCCAATCCCCGTGCCGACCGTCAACGCCGGCATTCCAATCGGAACCGATAATAACGTCTGGTACAGCCAGCTTTCGATGTGCGCCCAGGCCGCTGCATTCGCTTACGCCTTGAACCGTCGCAACGAATGGGATTTGCTCGCGTTGCTCGACACCGACGCGCTCATTGGCGCTATGGACTTCGATGCGTTGATTAAGGAGTTCCTGACCCGCGAAGAAATCCTATTGGCCCAATCCTACGGCGACGGCATCGGCGGGCCGTTCTTCGTCTGGAAACACACTGGAGCCGTGCGCCTGCTTCACGGTCGCCTGCGCTCTAGCTTCGTGCCCGTGTCAAAGAAAAAACCTCAGTTGCCCGAGGAAGAACTGCGCGACCTCTACAACGGCGTCTGGTGGAATTCGCACCCGCAATTCACGACGCTGCGCCAGGACTACGGACAAACTGATCCCGTCCGCGACAATGCTGCTGTGCTTAAGTGGCCGATGGTGCGCTTGCCTGATCCGGTCATCATCGACGAATACACCCGCACGCAAACGCCGCTCGCAAAGCCCCTTATTCCTTGATTTTCCAGCGCGGTTTTGCTTCAATCGGGGGTATCAAAACCACTTGGATTTACGTCCTATACGATGCCCGCCCCGGAGACCTACACTGCTACATCGGGAAGTCGAATCATCCTAGCCAGCGGTATAACCAGCATTTCTGGGAGCGAAAAAAGGAGCGCACCAGAAAGACGTTCTGGATTGAAAGTTTGCTCAAACTCGGACTCAAACCAACGCTCAAACTTTTACTCGAAATCCCCGTCGAGGAATGGGAGCAATGGGAGCGAATGTTCATTCACTGGTATCGCGTGCTTGGATGGAGCGTCGTCAATGTAACGGAGGGCGGCGAAGGAATGACGAATCCAACCGAGGAAGTGCGTGCGAAGTGTGCGCTTGGACGAAAAGGAAAAGTTCACACGCCAGAAGCGCGGGCCGCGATTGGTGCGGCGTTTCGAGATAAACCATTATCAGAAGAACACAGGATTAAACTTCGGGAAGCACGAAAAAAGGAAAGAGAAAGCGGAGTGAAAAGAACACTGTCACCTGAGCATCGAGCAAACATTTCGGCAGCGAATCGGGGCAGAAAATTGAGCGAGGATCAGAAACAAAAGATTCGTGAGAGAATGCGTACAAATCATCCGTGGAGCGGAAAACATCATACAGATGAAGCCCGCGCAGCTATTGGCGCTGCTTTCAAAGGCAAATCACTTTCTGAGGAACACAAAGCTAAGATCACCGCATCGAGAGTTGGTGAAAAGAACCCGCTGTTCGGAAAACATTTGAGCGAGGAGCACAAAGCAAAACTTCGCGCAGCGAATCTCGGAAGAAAAATGTCCGCTGAATTTTCGGAGAAATTGCGGGCTGCTAACACAGGAAAAAAAGCGAGCGCAGAGAGCCGCGAAAGAATGAGATTGGCGCACTCTGGTAGAAGGCTTTCACCTGAGCACGCTCTCGCCATCAAACTCGGCAAAGAAAGAAAGAAGTTGACCGCCTCCGCATCCGGTGCTCTTGTTACCGTGTTGCCTTCATCGGCTTCAAATCCGGCCTGATCGGTTCTCGTGGCTGGCGAGACGCAGTAAACGGCGAAATGTTTTAGCAGGCTTGCGGTTCTTCTACCGCTAAACTGGCGAACGCCAGCAGGAACGGCCCCCTCACTCAGTAAACTTGCATGATTTTGCGTTGATTCGCTCATCCTGCGTAACTACTTGATGTACAATGGCCTGGAACTGTGATGCGTACTTTGATTTTTTGTTTGACAGAACGCCGCATTGGGATGCGAAAGTAGAAAAAGACTGGATGCCCAACGACGATGCGTGGGTTGGCCAGATTGAAATGATGCAATGGGAGCCGCGTACGGGCACGAGCCATACGTGGGACCGTGTGCATGTGGCGACACCGGACCTGACGGGGTGTTGGGAAGAAGTGAATTTCGAGGATGAGCAGTGCGTTGATAACGCCTGCAATCCGCCAAGCAAACTCGTGTCGTGGGGCAGCACACGCAAGAGCTACACCTATTCGCGACAGCGCATCAAGACGATGCCTCTGTGCTTCGATCAGATCAACACGCGGGCCTTGGCCGAGCAGCAGGTGAGCAGCATCGTGGATGGCTTGAAGAAGATCGTGAAAATGTACAAGAGCGATTTCATGCGGCGGAACTCACTTCAGAAAGCCGATTTCATTTACATCGCCGACGACCGCAACTTGGCCATTCCGATTGACGGCACGACATTCAACGTGGACTGCACGGAGATTGACTTGGGAAGCGCGGACAACGTGCCGCAGAGCCAGTTGACGATTCCGTATTTGCAGCGGCAATGGGCACCGCTTCAGTACAACGGCTATTTCCAGGAGAAGTTCGTCATGGGCGGCATGATGAAGCTCATCACCGATCCAATCGTCGCTTGGCAATTGGAACAGGGGAATCCGGCGTTGACGGAGAAGTACCGCTTCACTGATTTCATCAGGGGTGGGGAGTTGTTCAAGTACGGCTTCAGCACAGCGGTTGGCAACTTCGGCATTAGCTATGATGCCTACCCGATGCGATTCAACCATATCGGTGGCGGCGTATTGCGCCGGGTGTTTCCATACGTCAACACGGCGGCGACCATCGGCTTGAAGAAGGTCTTCGATCAGGCATACGAAGAAGCCTGCATTCAGTACAGTCCGATTTGGCATCCAAGCGCCATGATCGCGTTGGTGCCGTCACTGCGAAGCGTATCACCAGAAGCCCCATTTTTTAACCGCGACCTGTTTGGGAAGTGGTACTTTTTGGGCGGAAACCGTGACCGCAGCTTCGTTGCAACCGATCCGACGACTGGCGACGAATGCACCATCGACAACACCGCAGGGAACCAAGGGTTGTGGTGGACCGACATGCAGGCCGGCATCAAGTTCGTCAGACCTGAAATCGTTCGTGGCATCCTTCACCTCAGAGAACCTGGCTGTCTGAGCAATTCCCCGAGATGCACGCCATGCCCAGATACGTACGCTCCGCAAAACTTCGAGCAGAATCCGTTCTGCCAAGAGATCACGTAATTCATCGTCGGCGCGGGGCGTTTCATATCCGTCCCGCGTCGGCTTCATCTTATGGCTATGCCTATGCCCGAGCCTGACGTTGAGACAGGCACAGACGAGGAATCGCCTGATAGCATCACGATCCCCAAGAGCGTTTTGGGCGACCGAAAGTGCAAGCCCGGTGAGAAATTGGCGTTCACCGTAACTGACGTGGACGAGGACGCGGGCGAAGTTGAAGTCGTGTTCTCTGGCTACGGCGGCGGTGGAGAAGATCGTGGCGGGCACGATGAGGAAATGGACCGTTACCCGATGGAGACTTAATTATGCCACTCACTTGCACAGCATCCGACATCGCGGAAGCCGCGAAATGTTTCCAGAACTATTGCGTGAACGAGGCAGACCGGCTCGCCATCGCGGTCCTGTTCAAAACCTACCAACTCGTCACAGCTGGCGGCACGAACTACATCACGACTGGTTTTGATGCGCTCATTGCGGACTCGGTGGGGATCATCAGCATCGGGCACAACGAGATGTCTGCGGAGGAACTGGCGCTGATGCAGGACGCGACGGTCGGAGCGCCGGACACCGTGAATGAATTGCTCGCGGCGGTGGC